AGATCTCGAAGAACGCTCAGATCGCTGTTGACATTCTTCACACTCAGCCTGGAGCTAACTTCGCCGAAGGCACTTGGTGGCAGCCTTTCAACGCTGTTACCTACATGACTGACCATCTGGTTGGTCGTTCGGCTGACACTCGTCTTACCTCTTCTTGGTACGGCAACAACAAGAACCTCAAGACCAAGGCTCTTGAGCTCGCGGTTGAAATGGCGGAGGCTGCGTAAGCAGCCTTCCTTTTGGAGAAAAATTATGCAAGTTGATCAGATCTCTCGTATTTCTGTTGATCGCGCTCGCGATGTTGTCAAGGATGTTATGTACGTTGTTGACAAGGTAATCAACAAGGAAATTGATATTCGAGACGACTACACAGTTACTCTTCTTGAAAAGAATAGGGATATCGCCTATCACATTTCTCTTATTCTTTCAAGACTGAATGTTGTTAGTCCGCACACAATTTCCGAGATTCGCGCCTCACTTAATACTGGTGTTGCTTTTTCAGATCGCGATTATCACGAAGATCTTGCTAATGGCGATGACGTTAAGCGTTCTCGTAAGATGCAGATTAATGTCAGCGGGAATGGTAAGTACAAGACCCATTCTTGGGTAATCAACAACCTTGCTAACAAGAAGGGTAATGTGATCTGGGAAATCACACACAACGGCAGGATGTGGAAGGCTAATATTCCTCGCAAGCACTTTGAGGGTAAGAACAGTCTTTCCGTTGCTTGCGATCCTCACACTGGTGAGCCTTCTAACAAGAGCGTTCTTCACCAGTACTTCGAGGAAGTTGTAATTTAACTTGCTATTAATTCAACTCTATAGTATTATTACTGTATAGCTTGAAAAGGAAACACCATGGCTCGTCGTCCAGCAATTATTCCTCGTACCAAGAAGAAGCCTCGTTCTACCAAGAGCGAAGGTTATCTTGTGAACCAGAAGTATCTGGGCGATGAGCCTACGTTTGCTAAGAACGTAGAGCAAAATATCTCTCGCGCATTTAATTGGTATAATGCGATGTGCGATGTGAACGATGCGCGAGAGTATTCTACTGACTATTTCAAGAAGACAAACAACTCAGCTATGATCAAGGTCGTGAAGGCGATCCCTGACAAGCTGTTCCCCATGACGAGCGCATGGGTGTTCCGTATGATTTCTCGCGGAGCGAACATTGACGACGAGATGCGCGAGCGTGCTATTGCTCGTCTGTTGGCTATCAAGTCTGATGGTGAAAGCGTTGTCGAAGATTTCAAGGAAAACAAGCCCACTAACGTTATCAACATTCAGGATCGCATTCGTGAGAAGGCGAACGACATCATTGGTAGCGTTGAGGAGTTGATCGACAGGGGTGAAGAGTTTTCTCTGTACGACTGGCTTAAGTCTAATGAGATTCCTGCGACCTATGCTCCTCGTATCGCAGCTTTCTATGCTCCAGTTCTCGGCGAGCTTCTGGAGGCGTCAGAAGGTATTGATCCGCAGCTGAAGGAAGGCTACAAGAACTTCAATAAGAAGCAGCTTGAGGCTCGCATTCTGATGTTCAACAACATCATTGAAGACGCCGAGCGTTACGCTGATACGACTAAGAAGGTCCGTAAGCCTCGCAAGCCTCGCGCTGTCTCGGTCGAGAAGAAGCTGAAGAACTTCAAGTTCCAGAAGGAAGATAATACGTTCAAGATCGCTTCGGTTAATCCCGAGAAGATCATTGGTTCTCAGGAACTCTGGACGTTCAACACTAAGTATAAGACCCTTACGGTGTTCCGAGCACTTGATCGCGGTGGACTTCAGATCAAGGGAACCAGCATCATCAACTACGACGAAAATACTTCTGTCACGAAGCGTACGGGACGTAAGCCCGAGGTATACGTTGACAAGGTTCTCAACGGAGGTAAGGTGGTGCTCAGAAAGCTGATGGACGAACTGAAGAACGATGCTCCTCTGGCTTACCGTATTAACGAAAACACTATTCTTTTGAAGGTTGTATCATGACGATTTATATTTTGATTGCTGCTTTATATACTGGGCATGGTCCTGCTATCACGACTCAAGAGTTTCTTACGAAACAATCTTGTGAAGCTGCAGCTGAAGTCGTAAGAAATAATTTTCAAGGTTATTTCGTAACTGTTAAAACTGAATGTGTGCCGAAATGAAGCGTTATGTGATTGGCGATATCCACGGTTGTTATGATGAACTCAAGGAGTTGTACGATAAAATTGTACAACACGCTGACCTTGATGCGTTCAAGATTATCTTCGTTGGCGACTACGTAGATCGCGGTCCTAAGTCAAAAGAAGTAGTTGATTTCGTCATGAACATCGAAAAGAGTGGTCATATTGCTCTTATGGGTAATCATGAAGACATGCTTCTTGCTGGTGAATACACGTATGCTGCTGAAACAATCGTCAGCTTCGGTGGTTTTCGCGGTCATTATATACCTGAGTGGGCAATGAACTGGATGCGTTCACTACCTAAGTATTACGAGGATGACACTATCATCGTTGCTCATGCTGGAGGCACACCTCATGTAAAGATGGTAGATCAGTCTGACGCTATGTTGTTGTGGTATCGATATCCTGCAGGATCTGGAGCTTGGCTCGATAAGCATTTATATCATGGTCATACTCCATCATTGAGTGTGAATCCTGAAGGTGGTCCTGGCCGAACTAATGTTGATACTGGTTGTGTGTATGGTGGATATCTAACAGCTGCTATTGTTGGCGCTGATGGTAAGCCCGAAGGGTTTATTCAGGTTCCAGCTACTTCAAATAAAAGGAACTAAAATGAAAAAGATTATTGTTACAGGAACAGCTATTGCTGTGTTTTTAGCGGCATCAATCGTACCAGCATATGCAGATAACTCTGAGGAAGTAGCTATTGGCATTCTTGGCGGAGTCATTGGTGGTGTAATTCTTGGAGAAATACTTGAGAGACCTCACCGACATGAACGTGTAAGAGTTTATGAGTATGTTGAACCAGGATACGATCCGTATTGTCGTCAGGTAATTGCTCAGGTGTTTGAACCTGGATATGGTTATGTGTATCGTCAAGTGCAGATTTGTGAATAATGGATTACGTTGAATTTAGGAAAATAGTTAAACCCTATACGATGACGCCGTTTGAAAGAATTGACTTTCTGTATCATTGTTTGGAACATGTAAGAAATAATAATATTCAAGGCGATTTTGTTGAATGTGGCGTTTGGAAGGGTGGTAATGTGTTGGGGATGATCAAGTATCTTGAGTCTTACAATATTACCGAACCTAATGTCTGGCTTTATGACACATTCTTTGGTATGACAATGCCGGAAGATGAAGATAAAGATTTACTTAACAACCAAGCTTCTGACATTCTTGAAAACGTTCTTTGTATGAACTCTCTTGAAGAAGTACAAACTGTTATTAACAATAACACGACTTATCCAAGAGAAAAAATTAAGTATGTTGTTGGAGATGTATGTAAAACTCTTCTAAATAAGGATAATGTTCCAGATAAGATTGCTTTATTGAGACTTGATACTGATTGGTACGCTTCGACCAAAGTGGAACTGGATGTTCTCTGGGATAAGCTAGAAGTTGGAGCGCCTTGTATTATTGATGATTTCGGGCACTGGCAGGGCTGTAAGAAAGCTGTATACGAATTTTTTAGCCAGAGGGCGTGCGATCATGATTTTTACGAGGCAGATTATACCTGTGTTATGACATATAAGAAATGTTAAGGAATTATCGTTGAAGGAATACGAAAAACACTGAGGACTGGGGGGCAGTACCCCACGCCTCCACCAGGAACACAGTCGGCAAGGGTAAACTCAAAAGGTGATCCGCGTCTACAATGAAAATCAGGCTGTGTTCTTGATGGGGGCGAACTAGGATCGACTGAGTGTATAATAGTTGACTGGAGATAATCGTAGGCGACTACGTACAAGCGCAAAACTCTAAATGCAAACGATAACTTTGCACCTCGCATGGCTCTTGCTGCCTAATAGCGGGTTTCCCGTTTTAGGAACAACATAGCTAATGCATGCGCTTAAGGGGTTGAGCGTGGAAACAGAATCAACCTCACCACACAAACACACACGGAGAACTAAAATGACTACACCTTATGACTTACGTTTTAATCTTATCCATTTTGCCAAGCAGCAGCTTACAGACGAATATCAGGCGGCTCTTGAGCGTATTATGCTCTCTTTTCCGGAAGACTATTCCGGTCGTCCAGCAATGATTAATGCTCTTAAGTATCCTACTAAGGATGACATTCTTAAGCTTGCAGAAGAACTGAAAACTTTCACCGATAAAAAGTAATTGACATAATATAAAATAGGCGGTATACTACTAAATATACCGCCTACTATGGTTCCGTAGTTCAACTGGATAGAGCAATCGCCTTCTAAGCGATGAGTTGAGGGTTCGAATCCTTCCGGAACCGCCATTTCTTAACCATGGAGTAAATAAGTGAGCCAACCAAAGACTAAGACCAAGTACGTTTCTAAGGGCGAGCGCAAGGCAATGTCTCGTTCCCTTTCAAAGGCTGTTAAGCGCGATCGTACTGTTATTGAAAAGTGGCAGATAAAGCAGAAGGCTTGGTTGAAGGGTTTGAATCCTTGGATCGTTGTCCCTAACGGAAACACTTCTGATACTCGTGCACGTTTCGTTCGCGTCCGTGCTGAGACTGAGTGGGGTGATCCGCGCAAGGGGTTCATGTTTGGTCCTGCTAAGGATTAAAAGTTAACAGGCGTGGGTGTTGGTACACAAGAGCGGCTTATACTCGCTTTAGCACTAGATTGGTGTTCTCGACAGGGTTCGAATCCTTGCACGCCTACCATTTTTAAAGGGTGATATTATGGAAATTGTTATCGCGTTGCTGTTGATTGCAGCTGTTATTGGTTATGTCTATCACCGTCTGAATAAGACCAACGGTTATTTTCCTGGCGCGGAAAGAGTTGATGAAAACCAAGATCGTTAAGGACGTTCCCATTGGGGTTCTGTTACTCGTATTATCCCTGTATGCAACTACAGGGATAATGTATTTTGCGGGCTGGCCATCTGCCCTACATACTATTGCTATATTTGTTTGTAGTATTATGGCATACAAATTAACCCATGTAGGACTTGACCTAATTAGTGGTATAGAGATTGCAGACAAAAATGACAAAGAATAATTTTGTTGAAGAAATTGAGATACTATGCCGCGAGAAAAATATTGAATATATCGATGCAGTAATTTTGTGGTGTGAACGTAATAATCTTGAAGTTGAAACTGCGGCTTATTGGATTAAGCGCGATCAGTCTATGAAATTGAAGATCCAAGCGGAGGCAGAAAACCTTAATATTTTGAAGAAAGGCGCACGACTACCAATCTAATCAAGGGGGTTCCATGGAAATAAGAACAAAAGGAATACCTGATAATGTTTCGAGATCGATATGTAAAGAAGCGATTAGATTTTATGGGAATGAGTTGCTGGGAAGTAGACTAGCTAAGAATATAAAGATATTTTTAGTGTTTGAAGAGCTTCCTAACGTCGTTAATGCTTTGTGTCAGTGGAACGACGATAACCATCTATGTAGAAGTTTTGTTATAATTCTTAATAAGAAGATGAACAAGAAAACAACACTCATCGCGCTCGCGCATGAGATGGTTCATGTGAAGCAATATGCTCGAGGTGAACTGAAAGATTACCTTAGAAGCGATAAGGTAAAGTGGAGAAAAAGAGTGTTCAGGCTAGACAAGGTTGAATACTGGTCGTCTCCATGGGAAGTTGAAGCATACAAAAAAGATAAGATCCTATACGAGAAATATAAACAAAGAAACAAATGATGTCTGCATTTGAAGCGTACAAGGAATATCTGGCTTTGAAGAACCATTTCTCAAAGCCAGATTATGATTACTTTAAATACAATGGCAAGCTCAGAGTAAATCTGGACTCGTTTAATTCTAGAAAGGACAAGCTCTTCTTTCAAAAACTTGCCAAGCATCCAGACGTTCACAACTTCTTAGTTGCTAATTTGTCGAAAGACGAAAAGGCTTGGATTAAGCAGTTGGCATACAGCGAGGATGCTGAGAAAACATACAAGGATTGGCTGAAGAAAACACAGTCATTGACTTATGTTGTTAAG